TGAATGCCAGCGGTAAGGAGTATTAACTCCCTATCAAAAACAGGAGTGCCTGAAACCCTGAAAAATACCGCAAAACGTTCAGACCCGTCTTGCCGTCGAATCAATAGTTTTGTGTTTGTATCAAACAAAACCTCTGCCACAAAATCCCCATTCAGCCCACCGAATTTTGTCGTTACGTCAACCTCCGCATACAACGTCCCCTCGGTCTGCCCGATGCAACCGCTGACTGCTCCCGTTACCGAGATAACGTCTGCGTTTCGGGTTACCGTTCCAGTAGTCGTTGCCATTGGCGATGTAGCAGCAGGCCCGACTTCACCTTGCGTAAAGTCTACCTCAATCACGTCGCCACTCACGGCCAAGCGAATACCAACCGTTCCACTTGCAGTTGCCAAACGAAAAGCACAAGCAACTTGGGTGTAGGTGGAGGAAATTGTAACGTTGTCCCAATTTGTTCCTCCGTTAGTTGTTAATTGTATGGCTCCCGTACCTGTTACCCTGCGAATGTATGCCGAGAAAATACGGCTCTGCGATGCGTGGGATAAGGCTTGGAGAACTGTTCCACTTGCAGCCGTTGCAGTTATTGTCGTGGCTCCTGATGCAACTCCATCTGCACCAACGGCATTCTTTTCGGTTGTTACGTTTGTTCCCGACCAAACGGCATTTGTTAAATCTCGACTATGCAGAACCAAATTGGTAGCGGCAGGCTCCACGAGCAAAGCAGGGCAGCCACCGCCAAGGGGATAGTCCAACCTTGGAATCCCCGAAGCCACGACCTCAATCAATCCGCTTGCATTCACACGGGTCGCAGTTGTCGCACGGGTTACATTGAAGTCCCCCGATGCACCCAAGACCAAACCACCCGAAGTCGTAGCGACTGGGGTGTAAAGTTTGCCCGTTTTGAATCGTGCAGGTACTAAAATCAGCGAAGGTGTCGGCATTGTTAGAAATTGAAGATTGCAGCGAATCGGACGAACAGGCAGCCATTCACGGCAGCCTCGGCAGCGGTAGCCCCGTCAGCGGTAGCCCTTGCATTAAAAGCACCCCAAACCCCGGCAGCAAGTCCGCCGATGAGCATATTGGTCGGGTAGCCGTAGCCGTAGCCGATTAGCATTAGAGGAAGGTGTAACCGATGACGGAACCTGCGCTTGGAGTAACGGCAGTAATCTTACCGCCATTGCGCCCGCTGATAACGATGCCAGCGGATATGGATGCGCCCGACAAGTTGTAAGCGGTTATCAGGTTCTCGCCACCAGTTCCAGTTAAGACCGTGAAAGTAGCAGCAGCATTGACGACTACGAAGTCGTAAACTTTACCGCTTACGGCTCCGTTAACGAACTCCATCGTACCGCCCTGTCCGAGCATTTGTTGCAATATGGGTGTAGGCATTTTTTAGCGTTTAATTGTAAATGTCTTTTAGGTTGGAATTTCACAAACTGAATGCCCGTAGGGGATTTCAAAGGTCATCGTCGCCTGCCACCCTGCCGTGCGGTCATCCCGGCTCTCTACGAAGCGTGTAAGCGATACGCTGGATGAGAGGGTCCAGTCCTCGTTCGGGTCGTTTGTGAGGGCTGATATGAAGTCCTGTGCGATTTGTAACTGGTCGCTTAACACCTCATCCTCGTTATCCTGCCAACCCAACGTAGGGCTTCCCGAAACCACTCCGCCCATCGGCTTAATGGACTCAACACGGTCAGAAAAGTAAACCCCAACCACCAAGTCCAAAGTACCAGCGTCAGTATTTGCAGACTGAACGTCCGCAAAAACGAGCGGATAGACGATTCGCTCACGGCTTGGGGTTCGAAGATTGATGGTGTTGTCCGTGCCGATTGCAAGCGGGTCGCCCGTCCCGAAGGAGTTGACCTGAGGATGAGCATTTGCAAGGTCCAGCAGGGCTTGCTTGATTTTTATCCATGACATAGTTTTGCAGTTTCAGTATGTTCTTCTTGTGTGCGCCCATCGTTAGCAGTCATTACACGCCCCGAATTGACCGTAGGGGTAGGGGTAGTCAAGGTTGCTGATTCCCATCCTCCTGTTGCGGTCCAAGACCATCCCAGTTCGGTAGTTGGTTGCGTTCGGGTAGATGGTATCCAAAGCAGATGGAGGCGAGTTCCACAAGGGGTATGAATTGCGGTTCTCCATCAGGTAACGGGTAATCCGCTCGGAATACCATTCGGCATCGTTCTTCACTTTGTCGGTTAGCCGGGTAATCTCTTCCATGCTCATTTGGGAGGATTCCTCGCTCGTTCTACGGACCATGCCCTTGTTCATGTACTTGAATGCAAGGACCATCGGCAACTCGTAGTAAAGCCATTGAATCATTGCAGGCTGGATGTAGTCCTCCAGCAGCGTTTGGTTCAGGGCAGAGGTTGAACCGCTGACGACCTGCGTAACCAATTCCCCGTAGAGTGCAGAACCAACGATGGGCTGAATCCGCATCTCCTGCACCTTGACAACCGTTGGACGGATTTGGGTGTAGGATACGTTCTCGTTTATGATACTATTGTCCAGTAGCGTTTCTTCGCTGATAAAGAGTGCCTTCATGCCTTCGTGATTTTATTGCCTTTACGGATGACCAACTGCTGCTCCCATACATGGCGACATTGGGGGCGATTCACTCCGCTGGGCGTGTGATACCAACCGCCCCTGCGATTCCATACGGAGTAGCCCATGATTGCACTAATCCCGTCGATGTCCTCACGGGTGTAAACCTTGCCTTGACCGGCCAAGTCCAACATGACCTTGCAAAACTCACGGCTTGACCGCTTGTCCTTATTGCTGAATCCCGTGGCCCATGCGTACTTGTAGCGGACCTCCAGTACAGGCTCGGCAACTTCCTTGACATTCTTGGGAAGGTTTTGCTCGGCTATCTTGTCCACGGCCCTGCTGATTGGGTAGCGGTCCTTTGTGATTAGGTAAGCAACTCGCTTGGCGACCTTGGCTTTGCTGACCCCGAACTCCTTTGCCATTTCTTCAACCGATGCGTCCCGGTTCTTCTTGCGATACGCCTCAATCTTCTTGTCCAACTCTTTCTCTTCTTCGCCTAATTCGGCAAAGGCCAAGCGGATATTCTCATCGATGTTGGCATCGAACCGCATCGGCTTGGAGTGCATGACATGGTAATCGTCGGCATGGCATCCGAACTTACTTGCAACCACTTCCAAGACCTTGAACTCTTCGTCGCCCCATCCGTAGTCCTCGTCATCTTCTTCGCCCCAAGTCGGTTCGCTGAACTCTTGGGACTGAACACCCAGCATCGTATCAATCTCTTGGGCAGACAAACCGAACCCTGCTGACAACATGGTCCGAGCCATTTCCAGCGTGATTTTCTCCTGCATATACTGACGCACGATTCGCATCAGGTTTTGGTACTCACGGCCTGATAACTTCTTGATGTTGTCGTTGCTGGCAAGTTGCTCCACGGTTTGCGGTTGCTCGTCGGGTTGGGGGTTAGGTCCAACCACGTCGGCAGGTTTCTCCAAGGGTTGCAGACCTGCCTTTTCCCGAAGTTCGTCTTGGGTCATTATCTGCAACAGGGCCTGTTCGCTTAGTCGCTCGGTAATGGGTTCCACCGGGATCAGTTCCATACCCTCAACGCCATTAAAGGATCCCAAGTAGTTGATCATCCGCTCCACTTTGCGCACCCGGTCGTTGACGTAGGTCGCTTTGAATAGTTCGTAAGCCTCGACCAATTCGTTGCGTCCACCTAATTGGCCTTCGGTCTTGACTCCGAAAAGCATGGGGTTGGTTACACGGTGGGCAATGAATATCTCTTGCTGGATAGCCTTGTTCAATATCTCGAACTGCTTGTCCATGTCGCTCGGAGTGAGCGGTTCCAAAGTCGGAGCCTTGGCTGCATCGTCGTTGAAGGTTACAACGAAGCGACCAGCGTTGTCCGTACCGCTAAACTTGCGTTTGATTTGACGCTCGATGTCCCCCTGTTCTTCGGGTGTCGGGATCCCGTTGTTAAAGTTTATCAAGTAACCGCCCCAAAAGTTGTTGCGGAGGTTGTTGTTGTGGAAGTTAGCCACTTGCACATCTGCCTCAATCCAAGCGTTCCCCCCGATGTATTCTGGGAGCGGGTAGTGTTTCACGCCAGCAGCATAGACCCGATAGTAGAACAACTGCTTTCCGAGGCGATTCTCCGGGTCGAATGCAGGAATTTTCTCGATGTCCCCGACCTTCGGGAACAACTGCATCATGTCGTCGTTGTACCAGTCGGCGACTTGGAACATCTTCTCCTCCTTGTCCACCCGAATCTTCTCGAATGGAACGTGCTCCATCTTGGCGATGGTCCCAAGTTTGGACCAAGTAACCGCAACCGCAAAGCCGTTGAATAGTTCTAAGTCCAAGACCAGTTTCTCCGTGATGTCGTTCAGGTCCTCCGTGCTGGAAAGTCCGTCAAAGAACTTGATGAACCGGGCTTGTTGCTCTACGGTCAAGTCATCCCCTGCCTGCCATCCACCGCCCATGATATAGTTCACCTTGCCATTCACGATAGCGTTGTGCTTGCTGCTCCTGCGATAGTTGTCAAGCAGGTAGTAGGGGTATTCGTTGGCAAAGCCGTAGGTGATGTATTTGCCGGAACGGTTCTCCAGCATGACTGGAACCTTATGCTCTATCCCAAGCCATTGGGTAAAGTGTTGAGTAGATTTATTACTCATAGCGTATGAACTGTGAATGAAAGGGCTGAAATGGCAATACTTGCACCGCTATCGATTGCGTTGACGTAGATGGTGAACTCATCGTTGACCGCACCCGTAACGTAAGCCTCCGTATAAATCGCATGGCCGTTCGTGTGAGCCGTTGTGATGTCAGTCATTGACTGGTCAATCGTTGTGCCGTTCTTGGCGATGTAAACCTTGACTTGGTGGTTGTTGCCCTGCGCAAAGACCATGGACGCAGCGATGCGAAGGGCTGCACCCGTTGTGCCTGTGTAGGTGATGGCGGTGGTGGTCCTTGTGAAATTGTAGGTTGACAGTAAACCGCTTTTGAGCGGGGTTGTCAACTTAACGGCTTGCCCTTGCGTCGGGGTAAAGTTTTTGGTTTCGTCAAGGTAAAGGTTCGCAAAGCCCCGTTCCCGGTCAAGCGTTGCGGTGTCAGCAAGGTCGTCGAACAAGCCACCCACACGGGATGCGGTGTTCGCCCCGGCAGCGGTTTCGTTGGTTATCGTTAATGCACTCGCTTGGAGTTGGCTTCGTGTTTGTACGCTCATTATGCGAAAGTTGAGTCAAAGGTTAGGTCAAAGACACCCTCATCGGATGCCCCAAAGACGGTGTAAGTGATTGTGTTTGCGTAGGTATTGAAGCCTATCGTTGCGGTTTGTAGAAAAGCCAAGCCCGTTTCAACGACCGCCAAAGCAGCGGCAACCGTGCTATTGGTATCGTAAACTTCGTAACGATACGAGCCTGTTTCAAGCGACCCCACGGCAATCGAAAATTGGTCATAGCGGTTGGTATAGTTGGAAAGGTTTGCGGATTTCAGCAGGGTGTAGTCCGTCGTGGTGTTCTTGGCAATGCTGGTCAAACGCAAGATGTAGCGGTCGCCCGTGCTGGAACGCTCGGTCCAAGTAACCGTTAGGGTGTTGGTCGTGTCAGGGTTTAGGTAAAGCATCTGCTTGTAAATGTGCGATGCCCCCGAATTTCACAATTTGCGCCCAATCTGCCTGTATAGTTCGGCCCGCTTCTTGGCGGTTTCAGCCACGTTGAACTGCCTCTTGATGTCCCTCGTGAGGTTGTCAGCCAAGCCCTTACGAAGGTCGGGGTCAAGGATTAACTGCTTGATGTACTTGTACCAGTCCTTTGGTTTGTTGTAAGGCACGAGAAACCCGTTCTCTCCGTGTCGGATGACATCGGTGTAGGGGATGGTTTCGCTTGCGATGATGGCCTTGTTCATCCACCCTGCCTCGACGACCTTCAACTCGGACTTGAGTTTGTTGAACTTGGTGTCCCTCAAAGGTGCAAGGGTAACATTCACGAAGTTGTAGCCACCTACATACGAGTAAATATCCGCTGCTTGGATTCGTCCGTAGTTCGGGTTATTCCCTTGGTCGCTGATGATTTTCTCATAGCCTTCATAAACAGGATTGTTGTCGTTCCACCCTCCCAAATAGAGGCGGTACTTGCCATCCAAGTTTGCGTCCCAGCGTAACTTCTGCATCCCTTCCCGGAGCAGTTCCATGTCCTCGCCATGCTGCGCACCACCGAACCAACCGAACTTCACGAGGTGCTTGTCGGGTTCTTCCTCCGGGTTGGGGATGAACTGCTGATAGGCTTCGTAAGGCTCATTCTGCAAGATGCTCACATTCGCATTTAGAGGCCGTATGCGAGAGGCAAGATGCTCGGTGGTACAGGTAACCCAGTCAGCCAATTTAATGTGCTTACGGATAACGTCTGCGAGTTTGGTTTGGTGATAGTGGCGATACATAATGTGTCCCGATTCAAGCACCCAGTAGTCGTCCAAGTCAAGGATGACTTTGGCCCCGAATTGGGTCAGGGCTTTGTAAACATTTTCCACCTGCTCCATGGTTCCTTGGCACCAAAGCCGGCTGAAGAGGAACAGGTCAATCGACTTCAAGCCCTCGTCGCTGATGGTCGTGATATTCTCGACGCACACATAGTCGAACTCCGGGTAGTTATCGCCCAAGTATGCGTTCGGCATTTCAAGGCGGTAATAACTGCACCCGGTTGGATGAGCGTTGTAAACAATACAAATCTTCATGGGGTAAAAATAAGAAGGGCAGCCATTGCTGACTGCCCCTCTCAAACCTCAGATGATGAAAACCTAAGTCAAAGATACTACGAGCCGAGTATTTGTGCAGACGATGGTGCAAAGACTGTTGACGCAATCAGGAACATCGGGTCAGGCTCCATCCCGGTAAGCGTTAACTCGTATCCGCTGCGGTCCCCGAAGGCAGTACCAGTTCCAGCGGTTCCAGCGGTTGCCTCCAAGCCGTTTGCAGAACCCAGCAACCAGTAGCGGTTGTTGTTGTCTTGGACGATGACGATGACTCGGTTGCGGACCAGCAGACGGAGTTCGTTGCGGACTGCGACTTGCAGTTTGTTGATCGTGAATGTTACTTCGGGGGTGTAGTAGATTGAGCCATTCTCAATGCTTGCGTTCAAGGTTTCAGTCAAAGACGAAGTGGCCTTGGTCAAGTCATACTCGAAGAACCCACCCGAAGCGTAACCCGTGAAACCTGTTACCGCACCTGATAGGTTGGCATTGCAGGATCCTGTTGGGTTGAAGGATTGGACATAAATTGTTTTGATTCCACCTACGGAATCACGGCAGCCGAGGGCGTAGCCAGTAGTTAGGGAGCAGGACATATGTGTATTTGGGTTTTAAGTTTCAAGAGAACAAAAAAGCAGGGGGAGGTTTCCCTCCCCCCTACACATTAGGTCAAGCGGAAGTCAACAACCAAGTCGGGGTAAGCGATTTGGACACCTGCTTTGAAGGCTGCTTGGAAGCGGACTTCGTCGTTGTCTTTGCTGAACCAAATTGAGAACTGCTCCTCGTCGCTCAACAAGTCGGTTCCGTAGAACAAGTTGCCGAGGTAAGTTGAAACAATGCGGTTCGTGCCAGTCAAGCCGGGGACTGCGATTACACGGACATTCGTGCCGGGATACATGATGTCCCCGTCAGCAAGGCCAGCCAAGTCAACTTGGTTATACAGGACGTTAGCGGTTGATTTGAAAGCACCAAGCAACGTGCGGAAGTTGTCCCAACCACAGAAGATTACGAGGTCCGTCTTGGTCAAGATGGCCTGTGGAATTTGGTTGTAGATGCCGTCGAAGATGGCGATTGCGTTGCCTGTGGTGATACCAACGGAGGCCGATACCGCTCCTGTGTTACCACTGATTGTAGAACCTGATGCAGCGTTCAACAACTGGTTAACACCTGAAAAGTAGGTGTTGCCCTTCCAGATTGCATTCTCTAAAGCCTCTGCGATACGGAGAGCCTTCTGCTCGCTGAATGCCTGCTCGAAAGGAACGCCATCGTAGGTAGAGCCAGCGGTCAACTGGGTCTGCATCCAGTATTGTTCCAAGGAACGAGGACAAAGGGTTTCTTGAACCTTCATACGGCCAACGGTGATATTCCGCTGACTGAATGTAGTCGTACCTGAACTTGCGTAACCGCAAACATCTCCGCCTTGAATCAAGGCATCGGTGTCCATGAGGTTAAGGGCAGCAGCGAACTTGATGCCCACCTGCTTGGTGAACAGGGCTGCTGAACGGGCCGAGAACACGGCCTTGGTGATGAGAGGAAGCCTCTCTTGGTCGGTGTAGGCGTTTAGATTGCCAAAATTGTATGCCATGGTTAATGGGGGTTTAGGGGTTTAGTTTTTGGATTTGAGTGATTGAAGTGCTTGTGCGAGAGCGTTGAAGTTCTGCGATGCAGCAGCCTTGCGTTGCTCAACGATTGCGGAACCGCTGGCTTTTGGGGCTTCGGCTGGGAGTTCGGAAACCTTTTCGACGATGTCGGCCATGGTTTCAACTTGGCTTGCAAATGCGGACATTTTCTCCTTCATCTTGCCCATTTCAGCGTATGCTGCCTTGAGTTCTTCCATGATGGCTCCGAGGTGCTTGGCAACGATGGCCTCGACAACTTCGGGGGTCATGGCAGGATAGGCTTCCTTGATTTCCTCGGTAACCTCAACGGCCACTTCGGGAGTGATTTCAGCAGCAACGGGCAACGGCTCGATGACCGGGGTTGCTACTTCGGCAGCGATGACCTCAACGATTTTGCCTCCTTCGGTCTTGATAGTTCCGACGCCTTCGACAACGTGTTCGCCATCGGGGGCAGGGAGAGTGCCGTCTTCGGCTACAACGTAAACGGCAGTTCCGGCAACGAGGTCCCCGTCAACACGGACAACCGTGCCATCGGTCAACTTGTAGTCGGCAAAGGACTGCTTTTGGGTGCTGAATTTACGGAGTTCAGTCCGCAGGGATTCGATTGCGTTTTTCAGGTTCATAGTTAGTGGGATTTGTAGGTGGGGGTTAATTGTTGCAAAAAAGCGGTTAATTCGTCAGCAAGGCCAGCGAGTGCGACCTCCAGTTCGGATTCGGTTTTGTCCATCCCGAAGAGTCCCTCAACGGAGAAACCCCGGAACAGGTTGCGGTTGTCCCACACTTCGTCGTTCTCAACCTTGAAGGACCCGAACCAAGAGCCGTCGGGTGTGTCCTCGTAGCCCTTGGGTGGCATGATGCCACGCTCGGAGTCGGTGATGTAGGACTCGAACATGAACACGCCATCTAGTTCAGCGTTGTGGTAAGCGTTCACGTTGTGCTGGTTGCCTTGCTTGAAGTACTTTTGGACTATCTTGCGGATGGTGGCTTTGTCAAAGACGACGTAGTACTCGCCATAGGTTTCGTCCTTGCGAAAGATAGGGGTGTCTGCAAGCATTAGCGGCCCGGTCAGCACTCTCCGTTCGCCTGTTTCGGTGAACTTTTGTGGTGTCTTTGCGAAGGCTTGGAATGGCCGTTCAATCGCTGGCATATCGGTCAACGCTACAAACTGCACTCCCTCGTCCACTTCATCAACCGTCATCCTGTAAATGGGTAGTTCCATGCAGGTAAATGTGGTTAGGCTCCCAAAGTTGCAAATTCCTCCAACCTCCGAACCCTGCGAGTGCTTTGGGTGATGTCCCTCTCGACGACATAGGCTCGCATCGGGGATGAGCCTTGACCTTGGCCTGCCGAGAGTTCGCCCGTCCCTAGGTTGGTCGTTTGTGGGTTCGCAAAGATGGGCGGTGGTGCTGCGCTTGCTCCTGCACCCGTTACGTCTGCACCGGGAGAGCCTGCACCTGCACCGCCTTGGAATTGTTGGGCCTTAATCTTGGCGACATTGGCAAGACCGGCAGCAAGGGCAAGACCCGCTTCCACGAACCTTTGCCCGGGGAATACAGATTCAGTCGGCTTCAAAGCGAGTGCCGAACTGACGGCAAGGTAGGTGTTCACGATGGCTTGGGCTATGGATGCAGCCTTGGCGACATTGAAGGCTCGCTTTTGCGCTGCCTCGCTCTTTCCAGCCGATGCGATGATGATGTCGTTGATAACCCCAAAGGACTGACCGATGTATTTCTCACGCAGTCCAGCAAGGTCTTGCTCACGCTGGGCTTGACCCATCTTGGACTTTGCGTCAGCCGTGTCTACCTGCATTCGCCTTTGTGCTTCGGCTTGCATCGCTTTGATTTGCAGTTGCTCCTGCTCGCTTAACCTATCCAACTCCATTTCGTAGAGTTGCAGGTTCAGGTCCTCTACGAACTTGATGATGGCGTTGTTTTCTTCCCTTAGTCGCTCCAAACGCTTCTGGGTGGCTTCTGCTTCCTTGCGTTGGCGTTCTTTGACCTGTGCCTCCCTCCTTTGGTCTGCTGCGATTTGGGCGTTTGTATGGGCCTCGTATGCATCCCGGTAATTGGACAACGCTGCTTCTTCACGCAACAACGCCTGCTCCCTTGCCTTGGCTGCGATGGCCGGGTCGGGTAGGTTCAGGAACCTGCGGACCGCTGCGGTGAGTTCATCCCACTTGGCGATAAGTAGCCCTACGGCTGCGATGGCTGCACCGATACCCGTTGCAAGCAGGGCAATCCTAAACGCTTTCATCGCCCCGGTACTTGCCCCGACTGCGGTTGCGTAGAGGGCCTGCGCTGCTGCTTGGCCTTGGGTTATCAGGATGCTATCCTTGTTGAGCAGGTTGGCTACCTGCTGCACTCCAGTAGCGAGAGCCATGGCTCCTTGGACCTTGAGCAACGATTTCTGCAAGTCCTCGTTCTCGGAGCCGAACAACGCTGCTGCACCTTGGGCGATTTGGAAGCCTGCCGTTATCCCCTGCACCGCTGAAACAACGGTGTCAATTCTTACGGTGTCGCTTGCAAGGGTCTTGATTCGCTGCGAGGTGTCCCCGATTTGGTCTTTGAGTTTCCCCGCCTCCTGCTCCATTTGCTTAAAAGCCTTCGTGCCTTCTTGCCCGGCCAAAGACATATCAATGAGCGTCTTTTGGAGTTCACGCAGACGCTGCTTCGCACTCGTCGTGCCTTGTGCGGTCGAGTCCTTGATTCCTACTTCGAGGACGATTTCTTTAGTAACTGCCATAGTGTTTATTTATCCTGCCATGATGGTATTCCCGACGCAACCTCTAAGACCTGACCTTCGGTTCCTATTCCCAAGTTGACCCAATCGGCTCCGTCCCAATACTTGATGTCGCCCTCTGCATCGCCCGGAGTGAAGCCTGCACCTGCTGGGCCGGGGTCGCCCTGCGCACCTGTTGCACCCGTTTCACCCGGAGGACCTGCAACCGCTGGCAGTTCCTTGACCGATGGAATTGGAGGTACTTCGTTCGGGTAGTCCGAGTCCGTTGCAGGGACAGGGC